CTAGACATCCTAAACGAATACGTTCGATGAGAAAAGACCTAGACAACACAGACGGTATGCTACCTGACACAGACGAGAAGGTTCTTCGGGAGCGTTGTGCTAAGATGAAGAACGAAATCCTTATGGAGGAACCATGCCCTATCTACGAAGCAACCACGGAGGACTGGGATGACTTCTGGTACAACTACGATGAATGAAGACTGGCGTTACAGTGACGCTCGTATGAAACTACGTGAAGAGGTTTATAGTATCCTCCTCAAGAAGTTTGGATCTCAGTTAAATGAAGATGGTTCTCCTGTACATAGTATGGAGAGTATTACTTCTTGTTGTCACGATTGGGTAAGTCAAGGACACGCTATTTCAGCAGGCATCGTTGCTTACTACCAGGCATACTACACCTAAATAGTAATGCTTGGGAAGTTGACACATGCCTGCTGAATGGTATAAGGAACAAATTGGAAATAGAAACTACCTCTCGCCAGTTGGATTTAAACTCCAACTGGAAAAGTTTCGGGGGGTAGATTTTTTCTGTCAGCGAGTTAACCTCCCTGATCTTTCTATGCCATTCACCGAAGTCCCCACTAGGTTCCGTCAATTTCCTATCGTAGCTGGTGGCGGGGTAACATATGGGGACTTGTCTGTGACGTTTATTGTCGATGAAGAGTTAATTAACTGGCGTTCTATTTTTGATTGGGTAAGACAAAACGGTGTGTCTGAAGGACATATGCCGACCCAAGAACCAGAGTATAGTAATGGTCAAGTATTAATCTACACCTCGTCGTACAATGTAAATCATGTTATTGATTTTGAAAATTTATTTCCAATTAGTGTATCTGAAATGAGTTTCGATGCTTCATCTAATGACATCGAATACTTTACAGCTCAAGTAACATTCAAGTATACTAAGTACAACATCCGTGATGAAACCTTTGCTATTCAACAATGAATTTTGAATCTCTTCGTAATAAATTTGAGAAAATTAAAGATGAGTGGGCACAAGATAGTTTTGTAGAGTTTGAATTTAAGAACAAGAACTACAGTGCTGACCTCGGCAAGATCTCAATGGAGATCCCTTTCCAACATAATAAATACTTAAACCATTACACAGATCTTTCACAGATTAAAACCAGTCTGGAATTTGAAGTCCGTAAATTAGTCCGAGAAAAAAGAGAGTATTACAGCGGGGAGGCAGAAGCAAAAGTTTACGCTGAGAAACCTTTCGGATCAAGTATTAAAACCGCCGACAAGATGAAAGTCTATCTTGAGTCGGACGACGACATCATTAACCAAGAAGCAAAAATCAAATACATTGATCAGATGCTTTATTTTCTAGATAATGTTTTAAAGATGATTTCACAAAGAAATTATCATGTGAAGAACGCTATTGAATGGGAGAAGTTTATTAATGGAAACTAATGTCCCTGATTACTGTCAAGAAGAAGAACGAAGTATATCTTACCGTTAATTCTGATCAGCACGTTCATCATGAATTAGCGGATTACTTTTCTTTTGAATTACCAGAAGCAAAGTTCTTAAAACGGCAGCCCAGATTTAGATACTGGGATGGTATGATTCACCTGTACTCTCCTGCTACAGGTGAATTGTATGGCGGATTACTTCCCCATCTAAAAGAATGGTGTGCCGAACGAAAGTATAGATTAAGTTACGAACCTAACGATTGGTATGGAGACGTTGAAGAAAGCAACGGGTTCGTCTCCCCCAAAGGTGTAGCAGATTTTATGAATAGTATCTCTAAGTACAAACCTAGAGACTATCAATACATGACGGTGTACAAAGCACTGAAGAACAACAGAGGGTTGTTTTTGTCACCGACAGGATCGGGTAAGTCCCTTATGATCTACAGTATCGTGAGATACTATGCTGCAGCAGGTAAAAAGATTCTGCTAGTCGTACCAACTACCTCATTGGTAGAGCAGATGATCAAAGATTTTAAAGACTATGGATGGAATGCCGACGAATACTGTCATACAATATATTCGGGCAAAGATAAGAATACTGACAAACCAGTTATTATTTCTACATGGCAGTCAATCTACAAGTTCCCAAAAAGATACTTTGATGACATTGACTGTGTTATCGGAGATGAGGCACACTTATTTAAGTCGAAGTCCCTCACAGGAATCATGACTAAGCTACACAATGCCAAATATCGTTTTGGATTTACTGGTACGTTAGATGGCAGCAAGACTCACAAGTGGGTCCTGGAGGGTCTCTTTGGTGCCTGTGAGAAGGTGACTAGGACAGATGACCTAATCAAGCAAGGACACCTCTCCAAGTTCCGTATCAAGGTGCTGGTGTGTAAGCATGAGTACAAATACTTTGAGGACTATCATGCTGAGATGGAATATATTGTACAACATGAACAACGTAACAACCTAATTAAGAATCTAGTTAATGATATCGATGGTAACACCTTGGTGTTGTTTAACTATGTGGAGAAGCATGGTGAACCACTTTACGATTTAATAAATAACAATATATCAGACCGTGAAATTTTCTTTGTTCATGGCGGTACAGATGTAGAAGATAGGGAAGAAGTACGTAAGTTAACCGAGACTCAGGATAACGCTATCATTATTGCTTCTTACGGAACGTTCTCTACTGGCATCAACATTAAACGTTTACACAATATCATCTTTGCTTCCCCGAGTAAGTCACGGGTACGTAATCTTCAATCTATTGGACGTGTCCTCAGGAAAGGCGAAGGCAAAGACATAGCAACCCTATATGATATCGCTGACGATATCTCTTCTAAGAGTAGAACTAACTATACTCTCAATCACTTGACAGAAAGAATTAAGATCTACCAAGAGGAAAACTTTAAGTATGAAGTAATACCAATTAATTTAAAATAATATGGAAGAAGAATTTTTCTCAACAATTAAACTAACAACTGGTGAAGAAATTATTGCTAAAGTTTGTTACTTGGCAGATGAAAATCATCTGTTAGTTGAAAACCCTAAAAAAGTAGAACCAGTAAAACAACGTAGAAATGGTGAGAACATTGATGGATTTGTTCTAGTGGATTGGATTCATTCAACATATGATCAAATGTTTGTCTTGTCAATGGATCGTGTAATTACAATGTCTGAACTAGACAAACGCATCGAAAGATATTATCTATCTACTCTAGATGGATCTAATGAACAAGAAGATCAAGGAAGAGTAGAACCCTCACATCTTAATCAAAGAATGGGATACTTAGGATCAGTAAAAGAGATGAAAAAGAAATTAGAAAAGATCTATAAAATAAGCTAAAAGCTATATCTCTCTTGAACCCTTGACAGAGTTATTGTACTGAGTTTCTGAGGATCTGTCAAGCTGGTTGACAAGAACCCAGTAATGAACTATACTGTTGCTATGGTAAGCAAATCAAAACATGTCTTATGTCAAAGAAAAACACAGAGTATTACGTCAATAACAAAGATTTCCTAGAAGCAATCACTGTCTTTAAAAACAAAGTTAAGGCAGCAGAAGAAGCAGGTAAACAGCGTCCTAGAATCCCTCACTACATTGGCGACTGCTTTCTTAAGATTGCTACACATTTGTCTTACAAACCTAATTTTGTAAACTATACTTTTCGAGAAGACATGATCTCGGATGGCGTTGAAAACTGTGTTCAGTACATCAATAACTTTGACCCAGAAAAATCAAAGAATCCATTTGCTTACTTCACTCAGATTATCTACTACGCTTTCCTCCGCCGTATCCAAAAAGAAAAACGTCAGAACGACATCAAACAAAAGATCTTGGAAAAAACTGGATACGATCACGTGATGCACACAGATGACTATGGTAATGATATGAACTCTACATATTCTGATATGGGTAGCATCAAAGAAAACGTTGAACTTAGAATGAACCGATGAGTGAACATCTAGAAACTGTCGAACATGAATGGATTAATGATACCTTTCGTGTTTATAAAACAAAGTACGGTGTTTGGCACAGTGCTGCTAAAGATGGTGAAGAGTTGATCACTGCTTTGACTGAAGAACTTTGTATTAGAATGACTCATTTCTATCTTAAGGGTAGACAAGAAGGATGGGGTGAGAGTAGAGTATTGAATGATGGTGTAGTGGGTGGTAAACTATGACTGTTGCTTTGATTACAGATCAGCATTTAGATGGACGTAAAGGTTCTCTAACATTCTGGAACTACTTTGAAAAATTCTATGAAGAAATCTTTTTCCCAACGCTTGAAAGAAAGGGAATTAAAACAGTCATTGATCTTGGCGATACGTTTGACAACAGGAAAGGCATTGACTTTAATGTTTGGAATCGGATTCGTCGCTCTTATTTTGATCGCTTGGCTGGGATGGGCGTCACTGTCCACATGATTCTTGGTAATCATTGTGTGTACTATAAGAACACCAATAAGATTAATTCACCTGAACTGTTGCTGAAAGATTATGAGAATATTCAGGTCTATGATGGAGTTACTACTACTTACATTGAGGATACTCCAATTTGTTTCGTCCCCTGGATTAACAAAGAGAATCAAGAAGAAACGTTATCGCATCTTGAAAGCACAAATGCCGAGATCGTCATGGGACACCTCGAACTCGATGGGTTTGAAGTAACTCCTGGTCTCAAGATGGAACATGGCATGGACCCTAAGATTTACAAGAAGTTCAAGCAAGTGTTCTCTGGTCATTACCACCACAAGTCTAGTAAAGGTAACATTACATACCTAGGCAATCCTTACCAGATGTTCTGGAATGATTATAAAGATGAGCGTGGATTCCATCTGTATGATCCCCCTACGAATAAATTGACTAGGGTCAAGAATCCTTACGAGATTTTTGAAAAGATCTTTTACAATGACAAAATTGACAACTACGATAAGTTGAATGTCCATGAATATACTGATAAGTATATCAAGATTGTTGTTGAAGAGAAGACTGATTATCACATGTTTGAAGATCTAGTCGATCGTCTATATGATGTTGGAGTACACGATATTAAGATTGTGGAAACTCTTACTACCGAAGATGATACTGATGCTGAAATTAATTTAGAAGTCAAAGACACTATGACTCTTCTTAATGAGTATGTCGATGATACTGAGATGTCGGTAGACAAAACCGAACTCAAGAAATTAATGAGGTCCCTATATATTGAGAGCTGTGAAGTTGCCTGATGTATATTCTCACGTTAGCTGATAAAGTAGAAGGGGTGTTCTCTGTGGTCTCCGAAGAAGGAGACCAGATTATTCCTATCTTCGAAAATGCTGACGATGCAGAGCGATACAACGGTATGATGATAATGGATCCTACAAACCCACTCCTTCAAATTGTTGAAATTGATGAAGATTTAATTATTAATGCTTGTGAAGAGAGATACCATAAGTATGCTATAATTACCAAAGATGATTTCCTGATACCACCGAAAGATTTAGAATGATCGTATTTGAAAAGATCCGCTGGAAAAACTTCCTATCTACGGGGAACGTGTTCACCGAGGTGGATCTTACATCACACAAAACCAATCTAATCATTGGATCAAATGGTGCTGGCAAGAGTACCGTTCTTGACGCTTTGACATTTTCTTTATTTGGTAAACCATTTAGGAAAATCAATAAACCCATGCTGGTTAACAGCATCAATGAAAAAGGTTGTGAGGTGGAAGTCGAGTTTCGTATTGCTAAAAATCAATACAAAATTATTCGTGGTATCAAACCTAATGTGTTTGAGATTTATCAAAATGGTCAGATGATTGATCAGTCATCTACAGCAGTTGACTATCAAAAGCAACTAGAACAAAACATTTTGAAGATGAACTATAAGTCTTTCACACAGATTGTAGTTCTTGGGTCATCTACGTTCGTTCCTTTCATGAAACTGCCAGTGGCATCACGAAGGGAAATCATCGAAGATATTCTAGACATCCAAATCTTCTCTGTTATGAACACCCTGTTGAAAGACAAAGTTCGTGACAACAATGAAGAGATCAAGGAACTAGAATATCAACTTAAGATGTCAACTGACAAGATCGAACTCCAGAAAAATTATATGCTGGAGTTGGAAAAGAAAACAAAGTCTGATATTGAAAAGAAACAAGCAATCATCGAGACCCTTAAAGTTGACAAATCGTCGGCATTGAAAAATGTTGCTGATCAAACTGTAGTTCTTGCCGACTACAATACAGAGTTAAAAACTCTTGCCGATAATAAAAAGAAACTCAAGCAACTCAATACCTTTAGGGTGAAAATTCAACAAAAGATTAGCACCTGTAAGAAAGAAACTGAGTTCTTTATTAACAATCATGTGTGTCCTACGTGTACACAAGAGATTGGGCAGGACTTTCGAGATCAGAAGATCAATGAGGGTGACAAAGAATTACTGACCTTAGAGCAGGGCTTCAGTGATCTTGAAAAGTCAATCGAGCAAGAAGAACAACGTGAATCAAAGTTCATGGAGTTGTCCGAACAAATTGTTGAGATCAACTCAACAATTAATCAACTTAACTATGAGATCACTTCTCTCGATCAACAGATCAGTAATCGTGAGATGGAGATTGAAGAACTCAATGCTCCTACCAGCAGCAAGAAAGCAGAGTTTGAAAAACTAACTGCTTACGTTAATGAGAAGAATCTGATCAAAGATCAGTTTATCACATCTAAAAAAGATAAAGATACATTAAGTGTTGCTGGTCAATTGTTAAAAGATAATGGAATTAAGAGTAGAATCATCAAACGATATCTTCCAGCGATGAACAAACTCATCGGAGATTATCTTAGGAAGATGGACTTTTACGTTAACTTTACTCTTAATGAAAACTTTGAGGAAACTATTAAGTCTAGATACCGAGACATCTTTACTTACGAATCTTTCAGTGAGGGAGAGAAAGCTCGTATCGATCTTGCTCTTCTGCTTACTTGGAGGAGTATTGCTAAACTTAAGAATAGCGTGGATACTAACCTCCTTATTCTAGATGAGATCTTTGATGGTTCTCTAGATGCCAGTGGTAGTAGTGAACTAGGATGGATCCTTCGTAACTTTGATGACAACACAAACGTGTTTGTTATTAGTCACAAAGAAAGTCTAGAAGGAAAGTTTGATCGAACCCTTAAGTTTGATAAAATTAAAAATTATTCTGTTTTATCTGAAGCATGAGTTACCCACCATTCACGTTAGATCAAGAACCTTACTGGCAAATTGTTCCGACTTTTTCTAGTCCTATTTCTACTTGTAATATTGACTTTAATATTACCAAACAACTTTATGATTTTAAAGATACTGTTGAATGGTTAGAAGATATTGAGGATGATGGTTGTCTAGGAGCAGTTACTAAAGATAAAAATATTTTGTCAAAACTTCCAGATGTTGAGAAGCACCTGAGAGACAAATGTCTTTCTTATGTAATTGATACTATGAAGTATCCGTGTGATATTCAATTCACTAGTTCATGGTTTACACGTACATATGAAGGTGGTAGATGTGAACGACATTCACACACCAATTCTTGGTTGAGCGGTATTGTTTACTTTGGGGCATATGATAATGACAGTGCTCCTTTAGTATTTTACAATCCTAATCATATAACTATAAATGTAGAACCATTTGATTACAATTACTTTAATAGTTTGTCTTGGGAACTTAGACCAAGAACAAACATGATGGTATTGTTTCCTAGTTCTTTACAGCATCAAGTTTTAATACACAAAACTGATATTAAAAGATACTCGTTAGCTTTTAATATAATGCCTAAGGGATCTGTCGGTCATGACGATTCTAACTTTGAGTATTGACAGTTGAGAGACTGTCCACTATGACCTCCTGGTGACCCCAGGGGGTTTTATAGTATGTTCATCAACCGAGAGAGAACATGTTCAACCAAGAGATCCGAGGAAACCTGGCACGACTGCTCGCTACCGAGAACCTTGTGGTTGAGCACCGTAAGGTCAGCACTGCTTCTTTTGACGTGCTCCGTCGTGTGCTGACTCTTCCCCTGTGGGACAAGGCATCTAACATTGTCTATGACCTGCTGGTGGGTCACGAAGTCGGTCATGCTCTGTACACACCTGCTGACAAGTGGGACTTCGATGTTCCTAAAGACTTCATTAATGTTGTGGAGGATGCTCGTATTGAGAAGTTAATGAAGCGTAAGTATGCTGGTCTCAGCAAAGACTTCTACAGGGGTTACCAAGAACTTAACGATGCTGACTTCTTTGACATCAAAGATCAAGATCTTTCTAAGTTCAACCTGATCGACCGTATCAACCTTCACTTTAAGATTGGTGCTTATGCTCTCATTCCTTTTGAATCTAGTGAGACAATCTTTGTAGACAAGGTTGCTGAGTGTGAGACCTTTGATGATGTTCTCTCTGTTTGTCGTGAACTAAAACAGTATCTTGACGAACAGAAAGAAGACACTCCTCCTGCTAATCTTCCACAATCTTCTCAGCAGGGACAGGAGTCTACTTCTGCTGAAGCACAATCACAAAATCAAACCCAAGAAACTGAAGCAGAGACCGATGATTCCGATGACAGCAGTGGTAACGGCAAACGTGATGAAGCCGATCTCGAAACTCCTTCTTTCTCTAAGCAAGGTGGTGAAGACTACGAATCTCAAACTCAAAAGTCTTTTGATGAGGCAGCAGAAGAACTGACTAACCAACGTTCTTATGCTCAGGAACCTGTCTATCTTGAGGTTCCTAAAGTTGATCTTGACCGAGTTATCGTTGATTACGATAAACTTCAAGATTACATTGGTAAATACTGGAAAGGACTTGCTGAGCAACGTGCTGAGCAGTGGGGTAACATTTTTGAAGGAGTTGATTCTGATTTCAACGACTTCAAGAAATCTTCTCAGAAGGAGGTAAACTACCTTGTTAAGGAGTTTGAGTGCCGTAAGTCTGCTGACGCTTATGCTCGTGCTGGTCAATCTAAGACTGGTGTTCTTAATACTTCTAAGCTTCATACTTATAAGTATTCTGATGACATCTTCAAGAAAGTGACTGTTCTGCCTGATGGTAAGAACCATGGCATGATTTTTATTCTTGACTGGTCTGGATCGATGGGCACTGTACTCATGGATACTGTCAAGCAACTCATCAACCTTTGTTGGTTCTGCCGTAAGGTTCAGATTCCTTTTGAGGTTTATGCTTTCACCTATGAATGGAACAACTCTATTTTTGAGGGTGGAGAAGAAACTGAGTACGTAAAAGAGTATGCTTACGAACGTAAGAACAACATGCTTTCTGTTCACAAACGATTCTCTCTGCTGAACCTTGCTACTTCCCGTAGCAACAGCAAGAGTTTTGATACAAGCATTAAGCATCTGTATCGTCTTGCTTATTACTACAGCAGGAGTGCTATTTACTATCACAACCCTATGGGTCTGGATCTGTCTGGCACTCCTCTCAATGAAAGTTTGATCACTCTCAAGACTCTCATTCCCTATTTCCGAATAGCGAATGATCTTCAGAAAGTTAATGTCTGTATTCTTACTGATGGTGAAGGAAACAACCTAAGCTATGATGTTGAGTTGAATGAGTATGTTGGCAACCGTAGCGTTCAAGCTAACTGTTGCCTTCGTGATCCTAAGATTGGCAGAACTTATCGTCACTTTGATTATGAGATTACCAATAGTTTGACCACTATTCTTCTGGAGAATCTGAAAGATAGTTTTCCAGAGGTTAACTTTATCGGTTTCCGAATTGGTAATGGCGGTGATTTCAGTTCTCTGTACAAAGGTATCCATGGTTGGAATCACGATCATGATGCTGTCATGAAGAAGTGGAGGAAACAAAAATCCTGGGAACTTAATGGTCTTGGATATGATTCTCTCTATGTTCTCGGTCAAACTACACTGTCTTCTGACGTTGAGTTTGATGTTGAACAAGGTGCTAAGAAGACTGAGATCAGCAAGTCCTTCCGTTCAATGCTCAAGGCAAAGACGACCAACAAAAAGATCCTGTCCTCCTTTGCCACGGTCGTTTCCTGAACTGTCCACTCTGCCCTGAGTCTGCCCCACTCTGCCCCTATAATTAGTTCATCAACAAACAAAGCACAATGCCCCGACCCGCTCACATCGATATGATTCAACTCTTCGCTTACATTGAAGAGAACTTTGGCACCGAGGTTGGCACCGCTGCTATCAAGGCAGGTGCTGAGCACATGGGTTATTCTTACGCTACTATTTGTAATCGTATGGAACCCTACAAAACTGGTCGTGGTAAGTGGAACCTGACCATCGAAGAAGCACGTGAGCAATTGGAAGAGATGGTTGCTCCCGAACGGGAAGATCGTAACCTTGTTCCCCAGAAAGACGATGGTTTCGTCCCGTTCGGTAACTTTACCGACCTCAAGAAAATCCTTGGTTCTGGTATTTTCTACCCTGTGTTTATCACTGGTATGTCTGGTAATGGTAAGACTTTCTCTGTTGAACAAGCATGTGCTGCTCTAAATAAAGAGTTGATTCGTGTAAACATTACCATTGAAACCGACGAAGATGATCTTATTGGTGGGTTCCGTCTTGTTGATGGCAACACTGTTTGGCACAACGGACCTGTCATCGAAGCTCTGGAGAGGGGAGCTGTGCTGCTTTTAGACGAGGTTGACCTGGCATCCAATAAGATCCTGTGTCTCCAATCTATCCTTGAAGGCAAGGGTGTGTTCCTTAAGAAAACTGGTAAGTATGTCGTCCCTGCTCCTGGTTTCACTGTGGTTGCTACTGCCAACACCAAGGGCAAGGGTAGCGATGATGGTCGCTTCATCGGCACTAACGTTCTCAACGAAGCATTCCTTGAGCGATTTGCCCTGACCTTTGAGCAGGAGTATCCTACCCCTGCTGTTGAGGCAAAGATCCTTGGCAAGATGTGTGATGACGCTGAGTTTGTATCTCGTCTAGTTGATTGGGCAGATATCATCCGTAAGACCTTTAATGATGGTGGTATTGATGAGATTATCAGCACCCGTCGCCTGGTACACATCATCAACGCTTACAAAATCTTTGGCAAACGGATGAAAGCAATCCAGTCTTGTGTCAACCGTTTCGATGATGAGACTAAGGAATCATTCCTTTCCCTCTATGAAAAAATCGACGACAAAGTGGAGGAATCCGATGAAAACTGATACCGAGTTCCACGGTTATCGTGGTTGTATTGCCGTCCTTAAGGACGGTCGATCTGTTAAAATCCTTGATGGTGATGGACTCAAACTCTATGTTCAAAGTATTGACGGCAAAGTGTTTGAGTGCTATCATAATCAACTGGAAACCATTTTTTCCGAGTAATATGACTTTTAAATATAATGAAGACAAGCTCCTTCAGGAGCTTCGTGATTACATTGCTAGCACATATAACCAGCACTACTCTGCTGGCAATGACAGCATTCAAACTTTAGATTTGATTGAAGCATGTGGTGATGCCGAAGCATTTTGTCGAAGCAACATTCTGAAGTATGCTTCACGCTATGATAAGAAGGGCACTGCTCGTCGTGATATCGTAAAGATCCTTCACTACGCTTTGCTTTTGCTACATTTTTCTGATAAATCTACTACCACTGAGGAGTATCCTAATCGATGAGTCAACTTTCACTTACGCCCCAAACTACATCTGTCCTGAAGAACTTCTCGACAATTAATGGATCTATTATGATCCGTGAGGGTAATGTGTTGAAGACAATCAGTGTTGGTGAGAACATGATTGCTCAGTACACTTCTCCTGAGATGTTCCCTAAGACCTGTGGTATCTATGACCTAGGTCAGTTCCTCATGGGTCTGAGTTTGTTCCAAGATCCTGGTCTTAACTTTGACAACGATGAGTATGTTACCATTCGTGGTGGTCGCCGCTCTGCTAAGTATTACTTTTCCGATCCTGAGATCACCCTGAAGTCTGCTCCAGAACGTGACGTTAAGTTCCCTGGTGCTGACATGGAATTCTCCCTGTCATCTGAGGATCTTGTTCAGCTTCAGAAAGCATCTGGTGTTTATAGTCTCCCCGATCTTTCTTTTGTCTCTACTGAAGATGGAACTATCAGTCTGAATCTGTGTGATAAAGAGAACGACACTGCTAATGCTTACACTCAGGAGATTCAAGGCACTGCTACTGGTGCTTATGAGTTGTTCCTGAAAGTTGAGAACCTGAAACTGTATCCTGGTGACTACAATGTGAAGATCTCCAGCAAACTGATTACCGAGTGGCGTCATGCTAATCTCGATCTTGTATACTATATTGCTCTCGAACCATGAGAGTGATTGACAACTTCCTGACACCATCATATGCTAATTTAATTGAATCTCAACTTCAATCAGATGGTCAAGAGTGGTACTTTAAACCCCGTAGTTCTGGACAACCATATCAACAAAATCAATCTCCAGTAGAACACGGATTTAGTTTACTTCTCTTCAGTGAAGTTGAAGGTGGGTGGACTAACACATATGCTAGTATGATGTTAAAACCTTTCCTGTTACAGGTACAAGATACTGTTGGTGCTCAACGACTTCTTAGAGCACGTATTGACATGACGGTTGCTAATACTTCTAGGGTATTACATCCAGCTCATGTTGATCTAGCAGGAGTCAAAAATATTACTGCCATATATTATGTGTCAGATTCTGATGGATATACTATGGTGTATAATGAAAAACGTCTGTGTGATGAGTACACTATCCAGAAAAAAATTGCTCCTAGGAAAAATCGGTTGTGTTTCTTTGATGGAGACTATTACCATACTGGTCACTCTCCTGTACAGCATCCAAATCGTATCTTGATTAACGCTAATTTTATTTGATTATGAAAAAATTTCTTTGGGTTGAACAGTACCGTCCCAGCAAAATTGCTGACTGTATCTTACCTGAGAATATCAAAAAGTCGTTCCACGGGTTTGTAGAACAGGGAGAGATTCCTAATCTGCTGCTTGCTGGAACGGCAGGCATTGGTAAGACTACCGTTGCCAAGGCACTGTGTGACGAGATCGGTGCCTCTTACATCGTCATCAACGGGTCTGACGAGGGTCGTTTCCTTGACACTGTGAGGAATCGGGTCAGGCAGTTCGCTACAACGGTCTCCCTGACCTCTGGGGGCGCTCACAAGGTCGTCATCATTGATGAGGCAGACAACACCACTAACGATGTTCAGCTGTCTCTCAGGACCGCCGTGGAGGAGTTCCACAATAACTGCCGCTTCATCTTTACTTGTAACTTTCCAAACAAGATTATTGAACCACTACATAGTCGTTGTACTGTAGTTGACTTTAAGATCAATACTGATCAAGCAGTCGCTCTACAGGGAGCATTCTTTACTCGTTTGAAAGAAATCCTGGAGGAACAAAATGTTCAGTACGAGGACAAGGTTCTTGCTAAAGTGGTTAAACGTTATTACCCTGATTGGCGTCGTCTTATTAATGAATGTCAGCGGTTTGCTGCCACTGGTAGTATCAATTCCGCTATCCTTGCTGATGTTGCAGATATTACTATCGATTCTCTTGTATCGTCCTTGAAGAATAAAGAGTTTACTGTTGTACGAAAGTGGGTAGTTGATAATATTAATAATGATCCTACTACTGTGATGAGGAAACTCTATGATGTTCTTTACGATAAACTCAAATCAGCATCTATTCCTGAAGCAGTGTTGATCATTGCCAAATATTCTAGGGACATTCATATTGTTCCTGACCAGGAGATCAATCTCTTGGCATGTCTAACTGAAATTATGATGAGTTGTGAATTCAAATGATTAGTAAAAGCGAATTAATGCACCACCGACTCCAAGCGTGGTTGAGAGAAAATCAAAGTGATGACGTTGAGTATCTTGGAGAACGTCCAGATATTTGTGGTGAAATGAATCACTGGTATCGCTTTGGTGAACATGAAGTAACTGTTGATTGTGTGGAGGACATTGAACTTGTCGGAGAAAGTTAAGACCACACCAGAAAACGTAGCAGAAGCACACGAAGCTTTGTTTCATGCTACAATGAATCTACCTGCTGCTGCCGCTCATTGTGGCATGACACAGAAACAATTGAAGTTAACCTTTTGGGAATACCTTAAATATCATGCCCCAAACTTTGAAATCACTGAAGACGCCACTTCGATATCCAGGGGGGAAGAGTCGTGCCCTGAGTAAACTCTTCCAATACATTCCTGACCTTAAAGATTACGATGAATATCGTGAACCATTCTTGGGTGGTGGTTCTGTAGCACTTGAAGTATCTAAACGTTATCCCCATTTGAATATCTGGGTCAACGATCTCTACGAACCTCTTTATAATTTCTGGCGAGAACTGCAGGATCATGGACAAGCACTTAGAGACGAACTTGTCCAACTTAAACAAAGACACATTGATCAAGCATCTGCCAGAACTTTGTTTGATAGTGCGAAAGAATATCTTTCAAGACCTGTGGAAGACACTAAAGATTTCCACCGTGCTGTTTCCTTCTATGTGGTTAATAAGTGTTCTTTCTCTGGTCTCACCGAATCAAGTTCCTTCTCCAAGCAAGCAAGCGATAGCAACTTCTCAATGGCAGGAATCGACCGATTGCCTGAGTATCAAAAACTAATTGCCAATTGGAAGATCACCAACCTCTCATATGAAGAGTTGCTGACAGATGATAAAGCAGTATTTACTTATCTTGATCCTCCTTATGACATTAAGGATAACCTCTATGGGCGTAAAGGATCAATGCACAAAGGATTTGATCACGATAAGTTTGCTCTTAATTGTGATCGTTTTGTCGCTCCTCAACTGGTTTCCTATAACAACTCCCAACTGATCCGAGATCGGTTCAAGGGGTGGTCAGTTGCTGAATTTGCACACACCTACACCATGAGGAGCGTGGGATCCTATACACTAGATCAAGCGGAACGAAAGGAACTCGTTCTCCACAACTACCTAACCACCATCGTAGGCGAACCGTCATGAAGTGTGAAGTCAAACTCTATGTTGCTGGCACTGTCTTCAAAGAAGAAGTGATCGCTCGTAATTATCAAGAGGCACGTGAAGTTGCCCTTGCTAGGAATCCTAATGCTAAAGTTCTGGGTGTTACTGCTGTATTTAAATAATGTGGAGACTGTGGGCGAAGGCACTTGGGCAGAAGGAGGGGCGAGATGAAAGAGAAGCAGATTACATTGCTATCATACGGACTATTATACTTCTCACTTATTTCATTACTAATCTTTTTATTATTAGCGGAGTGATCAGACACTGGAATGGCGGAACTCAAAGACTACCTGTACAGCATAAACCAATCTAAGAAGAATATCCTTAAGGATGACCCTGAGGTGGAGAGAAAGTATCCACCTTTTATTATTAATAAGTGCCTGTCATCATTTACTGATACCATTCTGTATGCCAACGAGATGAATAAGAATCCTCATCTCGATAAAAGACTACAGTATGACTTTTTTATAAATAGTTTGAAACCGAGGAAACGTTTCACTCCCTGGTTACGCAAGGAAACTCTTGAAGAGTTAGAACTTGTAAAGCAATATTATGGTTACAGTCATAATAAAGCATTAGAAGCTTTAAACATTCTCACTAAAGAGGAACTTGATTCTATAAGAAAGACATTGAATAAAGGTGGCATGAAATGAGCACAGAAATTGAAGTAACTTGGCAACCTACCGATATGGTGGAGGTTACCTTGGGACAACCTGACGACTTCCTCAAGGTTCGAGAAACTCTTACACGTATTGGTGTAGCATCCAGAAAAGAACGAAAGCTATATCAGTCGTGTCATATCCTTCATAAGCAAGGAAAGTATTACATCGTTCACTTTAAAGAATTGTTTGCTCTCGATGGAAAGAGCACAAATCTTTCATTGAATGATGTTCAAAGACGGAACAGGATCATCCAACTTCTTTCTGATTGGGGTCTTGTTTCATTAGTGGAGAGCGATAAAATTTCTGACGTTGCTCCACTTAATCAAATTAAAGTCCTTGCCTTCAAAGAGAAGGATGAATGGACGCTTGAAAGTAAATACAATATCGGTCGTAAGAAGACTGAAGTATAAACCGAACATATCAGTGGGGTATACAACACCCCACTTTTTTTATGTGCCATTATAATTAGTAGTGGATGCCGTAAGGGTCCACACAACTAACTCTCGCTTAACTAAGGAGAACTATAATGACTAACACTTACCAGTGGGATCTCTACTCCCCTCATTTTGTAGGTTTGGATGATATGTTCCATAGATTGGAATCTATGACACATCATGATAAGAACTATCCTCCGTATAACCTAATCAAACATGACACCAGTAATTACGAAATTCAAATCGCTCTGGCAGGATTTAAACCAGAGGAGATTGAAGTATCTACTGAATCAAACATTCTCAGAATTGCCACGACACATGCAAAGACGGATCCTAAAGTCGAGTATGTACACAAGGGAGTATCGAAGAGATCGTTCACTAGAACGTGGCAACTAGGAGATGATGTTAGAGTGACTAATGTAGATTTTGTGGACGGTTTATTGTGTGTTTCGCTGGAGAAAATTATCCCAGATCATCAGAAGAAGACAGTGTATGAGATTGGTGGAAGACCGCCAGAGAAGCAACTGCTGACAGAATAAATATTGGCACAGGACCCCTTGTGGGTCCTGTGTTTTTTTGCTATAATAACGTGAGCACAGATTAATTATGTCTATTAACATACTACATCTAACTACTGGAGAGCAAATAATTGCTGGTCTAGAAGAATTGAAAGATACCGAAGGCAATCCTTTGTGCTTTGTTGTCACTATGCCTATGGCAATGAAGGTCATCGCTACAGATGACCCTGAAAAACCTTCAATGAATTTCTTTGCTTGGAGTCCTTTTTCTTCTACTAGAGAATTCAGAATTGCATTTGAAAATATCGTTGCTGTAGCAGAACCTACTTGGCATGTGTATGATACATACATTGGTCTAGTACAACCGCTCCATCCACTATTAAATGAAGCGGAATTTGAAGCATATAAACTTGAGAAAAAACGGAGAAACAAAAACAATGACTGAAGAAAACAATCAACCTGCTGAACTTCAACCATCTATTGTAGTTCTTAAGAGTGGTGATAAATTGATTACTATCTTACAAGAAGTATTCGAAGGAGAGGGTGAAGAACGTAAGGGTGTTTGTCTTGTTATGAATTTCCCTTATGAACTTGAATTAATTAGTGTTCCTAACACAGATGATCCATCCCGAGATCTTCAAGTTAAATTTAGTAAGTGGTGTCCATATTCTTTGGATAATCAGTATCGTATTCCTTATGATGGTATTCTAACTATTGGAACTCCTGATCCTGGTTTGGCACAAGCTTATCGAAATAAAGTAGATCAGCAGGAAGATAAGAACTCGGCAGCACAGCGAGAAGCTATTCAAGAGGCAGTGGGTGGTGCTATTCCTAACACTGCTGGCGTTGGTGCTAACACTGATGAACATCCTATTGCCGAACCTTTCCAACAGGTTGAAGAACCTGCCATTGTCCCTGAGGTAGTATGATTAAACTCCTCAAGTTTGACGGGCATTGGCTTGTAGCAGAGATTGAGGAACTGGGTGGCGTCGAGTTCGGTGACCCTGACTGTGTGCTAAAATACCCTTGTGAGGTATCTCGGGATGGGGCAGTGCCCTTTCCCGAGTTCAGCGACGATCGAGAACTGGTTGTTAGATCATCAGACATTACTTTGATTTGTGATCCTAGCGCCATGTACTCGGCACTTTACTATGACCTGAAAGACAAAGAGACGGAATGAAGTTTTATACCAGTGTTCAACAGTCTGGGAACACTATCCTGGTTCGTGGTTATGACCATGGTCGGCAGTTCAGTGATCGGGTGAAGTTCAACCCGACACTGTTCTTGCCTACCAATAAACCTTCTGAGTGGAAGACACTCGATGGCAAGCGTGTACGTCCTGTCAAGCAGGGCACTATTAAAGATGCGAAAGAGTTTGTCGAGACCCATAAGGAGATGGCAGACTTTCCTGTGTATGGTCAGACACGATACAATAACCAGTACATCCTTGAGGAGTATCCTTGGGATGAGATGAAGTTTGATATGAACCAGATTCGTATCTTTACTATTGACATCGAGACTGGTGCTGAGAATGGTTTCCCTGACATCGAGACTGCCGATCAGGAGATTCTTCTAATCTCCCTGAAGGACTCTCACACTGGTCGTATCACTGTGTTTGGTTCTCGCCCGTATCAGGCGACAGACCCTGACGTGGACTACCTTGAGTTCAAGACCGAGGTGGGTCTGCTGAAGGCATTCCTTCACTTCTGGATTTCTAACTTCCCTGATGTGATCACGGGTTGGAACGTACAACTGTTCGATATCCCGTACATCATCAAACGTATCGAGCGTGTGATTGGTGAGAAAGAATCCAAGATGATCTCACCTTGGAAGAGTATTCTCTACCGTGAGATCTACATTAAAGGTCGTAAGCAGATTGCCTATGACATCAGTGGTATTTCCTGCCTCGATTATCTGGAACTGTATAAGAAGTTTACTTATACTAACCAAGAGTCCTACCGTCTAGATCATATCTGTTCTGTAGAACTTGGTGCTAAGAAACTTGATCACAGTGAGTACGATACCTTCAAGGAGTTCTATACTAAGGACTGGAAGAAGTTCGTGGACTACAACATCGTTGACGTTCGCCTGGTTGACCAGCTGGATGACAAGATGAAGTTGATTGAACTTGCCATCACCATGGCATATGATGCTAAGGTGAACTTTGAAGATGTGTATTCACAGGTACGTATGTGGGACAACATCATCTATGTCTATCTGTCCAAACGTAATCTAGTAATCCCTCCCAAACATGAAAGCAGGAAAGATAACAAGTACGCTGGGGCGTATGTCAAAGAACCTATTCCAGGAATTTATGACTGGGTGGTCAGTTTTGACCTCAACTCGCTCTACCCTCACCTCATTATGCAGTACAACCTCTCGCCAGAGACGTTACTTGACCATCGTCACCCAACGGCGACGGTCGATCGACTCCTGAATAATGAGATTGATATCTCCTACATGGAGGGTAAGACTCTGTGTGCCAATGGTACATACTATGATACAACGAAGCGTGGTTTCTTGCCTGAATTAATGGACAAGATCTATCAGGAACGTACCATTTATAAGAAGCGTATGCTCAAGGCGAAGCAGGAGTACGAGAAGAAACCCAGCACTGAACTGAAGAAAGAGATCGCCCGCTGTAATAACATTCAGATGGCACGTAAGATTCAACTTAACTCTGCCTATGGTGCCATTGGCAATGAACACTTCCGTTACTATCGACTAGAGATTGCTGAAGCAATCACTATGTCTGGTCAACTTTCGATCCGTTGGATTGAGAACAAGATGAACGGATATCTAAATAAACTGTTACAAACGGAGGATGTCGATTATGTCATCGCTAGCGATACCGACTCAATCTATCTTAATCTTGGACCTCTTGTTGATAAATTTTTTAGTGCTAAGTCTGGCAACAAAACAGCAATTGTGGGGATACTTGACAAGATCTGTCAAGAAAAGTTGGAACCATTCATCGAGTCCAGTTATCAGGAACTTGCGAATTACGTTTCGGCATATGAACAAAAAATGAAGATGAAGCGTGAGAACATCGCTGACCGTGCTATCTGGACTGCCAAGAAGCGATACATTCTCAACGTATGGGACAGTGAAGGTGTCCGCTATGCTGAACCTAAGATGAAGATCTGTGGTATGGAGACTGCTAGGTCATCTACTCCAGCATACTTCCGAGATAAACTGCTCAAAGCATATGAGATTATTATTAACGAAGACAATGATGTGTTGATTGACTATATTGATAGGGTCAAGGAAGACACGAAGAAAGAAGATTGTGTAAACATTGCTTTTCCCCGAGGTGTAAATGGTCTCAAGAAATACAAGTCTGTGGCGGACATCTATTCAAAGGGTACACCTATTCATGTCCGAGGTGCATTACTGTACAATCACCATGTTAGCCGTAATAAACTTACTCACAAGTACCCTCTTATCCAAGAAGGAGAGAAGATCAAGTTTCTCTACCTCAAGACTCCCAACCCCATCCAAGAAAATGTAATCTCGTTCTTCCAAAATCTCCCACCTGAGTTCAACGTTGAGAAGTATGTAGACTTCAACAAACAGTTTGAGAAGTCGTTCTTTGAACCGCTCAAGAACGTGCTAGAATGTATTGGTTGGGACTACGAGCGGTCTGTTTCACTCTTATCATTTTTCTAATTATGGGTTTCCTAGATACTGTTATTAAGGACAGCAAGAATGAGTACGCTAGTTTTGTTAGCGACGGGATTGCTGCTGGCGATATTGAATCTTTCATTGACACTGGCAGCTACATGGTTAATGCCTTGGTTAGTGGTTCGATTTACGGAGGTTTTCCTTCCAATAAAATTACTGCCTTGGCAGGAGAATCGGGCACGGGCAAGACTTTCTTTTGCCTCAGTGTGGTTCGTTCTTTCCTTGATTCTAATCCTGATGCTGGAGTCATTTATTTTGAAACTGAGTCTGCCATTTCTAAGGACATGATTGAGAGTCGTGGCATCGACTCGGATCGTATGATCATCATGCCTGTAGATACCATTGAGGAGTTCAGGACCCAGGCGATCAGGATCGTAGACAAATACTTAGAACAACCTAAAGACGAGCGTCAACCACTGATGTTCGTGCTAGACTCTCTTGGGATGCTTTCGTCTTCTAAGGAGATGGAGGACATCCAAAACGATAAGCAGGTTCGTGACATGACGAAATCACAGCTTATTAAAGGTGCCTTCCGAGTCTTGACTTTGAAGCTCGGCAAGGCTAACATTCCAATGCTAGTCACCAATCACACTTATGATGTTATCGGATCTTACGTCCCGACTAAAGAAATGGGAGGAGGAGTTGGTCTTAAGTATTCCGCTTCTACCATCGTTTTCCTTTCTAAGAAAAAAGAAAAGGAAGGAACCGATCTGGTCGGAAACATTATTAAATGTGAGGCGAAGAAGTCCCGTTTGACCCGTGAAGGGTCGAAGGTGGAGACACGACTATTCTTTGATGCTAGAGGACTACAACGACACTATGGACTACTTGAGATGGGCGAGCGAGCAGGGTTGTGGAAAAATGTTGCTGGACGTTATGAGATTGATGGAAAGAAAATCTACGCTAAAGCAATCCTCAAAGAACCAGAACTCTACTTCACCCCCGAAGTCCTCGAACAACTAGACGAACAAGCACGTAAAGAATTTTTGTATGGCACAGAAGATGAGTGAGAAAATTGAACTATCTATCCTCCGAAATCTTCTGTTCAATGAAGCGTACTATCGTAAGGTAGTACCTTTTGTAAAACCTGAATATTTTGAAGATCATCATGAACGTATCATCTATGAAGAAGTTTGGAACTTCGCTAGTAACTATGATACTGTCCCGACTTCGGAGGTTCTTATCATCAACCTCCAGGATCGTAAGGACATTACCGAAGAAGCGTACAACCTGGCGGTACAAACTCTCAAGTCGTTTGAGGAAACGCCAGTTGAACACCAGTGGTTACTTGACACCACAGAGAAGTGGTGTAAGGACAGAGCAATCTATCTCGCTCTACTCGAATCCATCAAGATTGCGGATGGAGGTGAATCAAAAGTATCAAAGGATGCGATCCCCTCGATCCTACAGGAGGCCCTGGCAGTATCGTTCGATGAACATGTAGGTCACGACTACGTTGAGAATGTTCAGGAACGCTATGAGTTCTATCATATGGAGGAACATAAGACTCCATTTGACATTGATAAGTTCAATACTGTTACCAAGGGTGGACTCTCTAACAAGACACTAAACGTTGCCCTTGCTGGTACTGGTGTTGGTAAGTCTCTGTTCATGTGTCACATGGCAGCAGCATGTTTGTCCCAAGGTAAGAACGTTCTCTACATCACTATGGAGATGTCTGAGGAGAAGATTGCTGAACGTAT